ACATTGTATTTGTCATATGAACCATCATAGCACTACCACCAAGTTGGAAAAGCAATTTTAGTTCAGGTGCCAAAGATGCGCGACTCTTGTATTTATCGTGCAATTCGGCAAACACATCGTCGTAATCTCCTAGATTTTCATTAATTTGATCACTCCAACCATCAAGTTTAATATCAAAGGGATCAAACCGATTATTTAAAAATTCAATCCCGTTGATGCAAGCCATAAGCATATTACCTTGAAATTTAACAGAGTTTTGTTTGGCTTTCTCCTCCATAATCATCTCGTATTCACCCTGCATTTCTGATAGAGGTGATTCCATAGAATACTTCTTTGTAAGAGCGACGCCCTTAGATTCAAGGGTTTCCAATCTTCTTAAATACTTGAACTTTTCTCTCAACAATTCTTCTTTGGACATTTGGGGTTGGCTTTGTCCAGGTTTATCGGGATTAATGGGAACATTACTGAATTTGGAATAGCCGTCCCATGTTTTGCTATCGTTATCGAATTCAGCTGTTGCTTGTCCTAGGCTCGCCCTACTATTATCATCAAAATGAACAGACGGCTTGTCGTCAAAGCTAATATTTCTATTAAATAAATCGGAACGGCTTTCAAATCTGGTTGTATCTGCGTCATCCGTAAGATTGTTTAATTCATCTTCTAAATTATTTAAATCGTCTAATTCAATGTCGGATTGTCTACCAGAATTTTCTTTCTTTTTATCGTTCATTAATAATTCAATTCCTGGGCCAAAATTTGTGGTTTTTGTTCTAGACGATCCCGAGTTCCAGTCGTTACTTAGGTTTTCATTTAAATTTATAGTAGATATGTCAATAATATCGTCCATTTATGAATTAAATAGAACATTAAATTTAAGTATTAACGAATAATAAATATATTTTTTATTATAAAGGAGATACAATAGATAATTTGTTGTCTATGAACCAAATAGCTTGTAAAAAAGAATCTGCTAAATCATCTTTCTTACAATGTGATTTGAAAAACTCTTCCCATTCTTGAAAATTATAATTTATCATGAATTCTAAACATTGCTGGATACCTAATTTTTTTCTATCACTATATTTGAGTTTTTTTGTATCCACCAAATTTTTTGTATTTTCGTGAGCGGTGATTTTCAATTTATTGGATGCATTTACAAAATCAATTTGTATGTTATAATTTTTCATAATAAAATATTGAGCAATCATACCTTGAATGGTTTTCATTCTATTGGCAATAGGGCTAATTTGATTTTCAATAATAACTTTATCAATAGTTAACAAATGTTCGCATAAAATAGTATCAAATTTGCACTGCATATTTCGCCCAATTGTAACTAGATCTATTTTTGATGCGCTAGTATTTTCAACGGGTTCAAAACACGAATTGTAAATATATTCATTGATTAAAGCGAGTACTTCTGCTTTTTTGCAAGGTTGTGGGTATTTAATCTTGTAATCATCTGCAATTTGACAAAGTGCACTTATTTTTTGTTTATTGAGGAAAGCAGGTTTTAACTGCGTTGTTGGAATTTGATATTTCTGTTTTTTGGAGTGTTTCAAGCAATAGCATTTTGAATTTTTCATAAATTTTGCGGGCTTATTGCATTGAACATTTTTTTCAATTTCGCAGCATTTTGCCTCTATTTTCTGTGCCAAGTTAATAGCATCCCATTTTAAAATAGAAACTTTTTCGGCACTTTGGACATCTTTTTCCAAAAGACAAAATGCTAAATTTTTTATTCCAACATCTATGCTAAGTATTTTCATTTTATAGAAGGTTGTGATAATATATTTTACACTATAAAAAGTTTTTTATATTGTAAAAGGTGTTGTTTATTTTACCATCTTTGAACCATAATGGTACCAAAGAATAATGGATAACACGCTGCCTACAATGAATCCATTTCCAGCGGCTTTCAATGTTTTACCGAAGAAATAATAGGATACAAGGGGCCCTAAAATGTAAGAAATAAAAATGTAAAAAAGCATAATCGAGAGAAAGGTTGTTAAGTTGGCAGACATTTCTTTAAGCTATATACAGAAAATATAATTACATCGTCGGAACCGGCTTAAAGAAATCCCCCGCTAATTTTGAGATAAAAGAAGAATGCCAAAGATGGTTAGGAAGATACCAGCAATTTGTTTCCACGAGTATTTCTCTTCAAACAAGAAAACACCAACAAGAATTAACGAAATGGTTGATGATGCGCGCATAAACATTGAATTGATAAGAGGTGTGTTATAGTTCTTGTCAAATTCATAAATAAAAATGGAAGATCCAACGGCTAAAAACCCCATAACAAATAGTGCGACTAATTGTGTTAAAGATAGACTTCTGTAATTTTTGAATGTCTCTATAAGCGGTTTTGATTTATCAAATAATAACTTATACAAGAAAAAAGCGAAAACAATAGAAGAAATGAAAAAAGTGTTTATGAAAAGCATGTCGTGAGAATTCAAAGTTGTTAACACATGTTTTCGAAAATAGGGTGTAAATGATTTCATTATTGATAGTCCAAACATATAATTATACATTTCAATCCTTATATATTTATAAGATATATATTGTAGCTGTAGGTAGATCTGGTTTTTTAAATAAAACTGTAAAACTTTAGTTGTTTTTTGTATTTTATTCAATGCTATTATGCTAATAAAATAAATTGTTTTATAAATAATTTATTTTATAGTGTTGAAATAAAACCATATCTACCTAAGCCTAATATATTGTTATATAATTTGTAAATAATTTCTAAGCATTGTAAATAGGCGACGGAACATTCACAGGAACACTAATAGAAGGAGAAATCATACGGGCTTGCAATTGTTCTCTTGACAAATAGGGACTCTTGAGATCGCTTGTAGGATAACCAAACCCGGGAGCTTTTGTGTCCATTACAGAGCGGAACATATAAGGAACATTGGAAGAAGGCGTTGCGTTTGTTTGAATGTGAGGATTCAAACCTAAATCAGCGCACGCTTCTTGGTTGTTGTATTTCATAATTTGAAGAGCATTGTTGGTTAAAAATTGGCGATAAGCCCAACTGGAAGTAATATTTTCCTGTTTTTGAATGCGTTCATTCACAACGGCTTCAGGTTGCCACGATGAATAATTTCTTCCATCTGCCATAATAGGCGGAAAATTAAAATGAATATTATTTGATCCACTGTAGCAAGTTCCCCAAGACATTTAATATAATATATAATATTGCGAGAAAATTATATATTATATTATTTCCAGTATTTATTCAGAGGTAAGCATTTTTAACATATCATTCTTTTTCAGCTTGGTAGAATCCGAAACAAGGCCCTTTTCAAGGACAACACTTCTTAATTTGTTAAGAGACATTTTCTTATAATCATAAATCTCTGAATCCTTGTGTGATTCCTCTAAACTAGAAATATCTATTGATTTCATAAAATCCGTATTTGTCATTTTTATACTATCGACTTCTTTTAACTCGATGTCATTGTCATAATCGTTGTCTAGTTCTAAATTTTCATAATTAAGACTCTCCAAATCATCTTCTAATTCAGAGTTGGTTGATGTTCCTTCGAATTTCTCTTCTTCAATTAATGTTTCACATTGAACATTCATTTCAAGTGTTTCACCCATATTGATTGTTTTTATGTTCTGTTTATCTTGTTCTTCATCCTGACTTTTATCATGTTCAGACTCTGCGTCGCTTTCAGATTCAGATTCAGATTCAGATTCATCGTCGTCAACATCGTCATCATCGTCATCGTCGTCAACATCGTCATCGTCGTCATCATCAGAAACAGGGATTAATTCGTTTGAAGATCTACTTGCAGTTTCACCGATTATGGACGCTCCACCATTACTATTACAATTTTGTCCAACTGAAAATCCAGAAGACAGTATTTGCATCCGCGATCTTACAAAATTAAGTTCTTCAGCCATTGTAGAAACAAGGCCCAACATGGAAGAAATATTGTGATTTTGCTCATTTATTTTTTGCATAAAAAACATTGCAACCCCTCCTAAAAGGAGCAACATAATTCCTAAACAAATTAGCGTAGATGTGGATAAAATATCGGTTAGCCCCATTATTAAAGTCTAAATATATATTATTCTCTCCAAGGAAACGAATTGTCTAAGACATAATTGTAAAAATTATATAGAAGAATTTGCAATAATTTCTTGAGGATATTCCATATCTTCTAGAACCTTTACTCCTCCGCGAACATTTGAAATCCCTTTTTTCAATAAATATGTATAATTGAATTTTTTATTCACATCCTTTTTGGTTTCCATGTGAAAATTGTCAAAACTATTATTTTTTCCTAAATGAGTACATAAATTAAAAAAATGTGTAGTTAATAAACAATTGACTCCTTTGAATTTTGTCAAATAATTCATAAATGCTCCAGCACTTGCAATTGCTTCATCTGGATTTGTGCCTGAATATAATTCATCAAAAACACAAAAATGATTTTCTGAAGGATGCAAATGAATTACATCTATTATTTCTTTACATCGACGAGCCTCTGCCTGAAATAAACTATCTCTTCCTGAAGTGTCCGGAATATTCAAATAACAATGAATATGTTTGTAAGGTGTTAATGAAGCAGAAGAATAAAAACCGCAACCCATTTGTTGTGTAATAATGATGTTAATGAGAGAAGATTTTAAAATAGTTGTTTTGCCAGAAGCATTTGGTCCAGTAACTATTATATTTTTTTTAATATTAATTGTGTTGCAAATAGGTTTGTTATTCATTAATGCAGGATAATAAGATTTTATAAATTTTGCAAAAGATTTCTTACTTTTACAACTTTTCTTAAAATTTGCAAATTGAATATTTTTCTTTTCTATGTTATCAATTAAACCTTCTAATGTATCAATATATCCATTAAACCCAAAAGAATACATAAATGCATCATTATATTCCTTGTTATCGTATAATTCGAAAAAACATTTTAAAATATGTCCTAATTGCATTATTTTCTTAATAGATAACTTATATGGATCGATTTTTTCTATTTTTTCTTTAAATTGTTTTAGAATTATTATATTCTCTTTTAAATTTTCATTGAATTGTGAGAAATTTGTCAGTTCAGACGAGTATAAAAGGAAATTACTTGCATTATCCTGTGTGTACTTTATATAATTTTTAATGTCACTCAAATAAGAATGTATTTTTTTCATATTATTATTAAATCGCACACATGTTAAAATATTTTGATAAATAGAGAAAATATAAAAAGCCGCACTAACAAGAAGATACATTTTCTCGTCTAATTTAACAGAATTGAATTTAGTAAATAATTTACCTATTGCGTGATTGGATGCGACTACTTTTAATACATCTATGTACTCGGAAACGGACAAATTTATTCCTTTCATTTGAATAACGAAAAATGGAATTATTAATATTATAA